CGGCGGTAGCTTCGGTTCCTACAGCCCAACCGCCGTCGCAGGTGGCACAGGCTACGGACCCTTCTATCAGCAACCAGTTCAGCCAGTTAACGTCCAGCTCCTCCCCGAACAACCCGTGGGAAGCAGCGATGGGTTCCCTGGAGCGGGTGCTGTCCCAGGTCAACTCGCAATCCCTCAGCCAGGGACAACCGTTGCCCTCCCAGGTGGCACCTCAGCTGGCTACTCAACAGAGCAGTCAGAATTTACAGGCCCAGCCCTGGGCTTACCAGGCACCCCAGGCAGCGCCGATCTCGTCTACCAGCGCCTCACCGACCCAGGCTTCCTCTCAGGCTTCTACGGCCCAGATGAGCGCCGCCAACGGTCTCAGCGACGCAACTCAAGCCGTCGTTAGTCACTTTGGTATCGAGGCTCCTGGCATCTTGAACCAATACGCCTGTGCTCTTGAAGATCTTCTGATCGATCAAGCAGGCAAGCTGGATGAGGTGACTGGTCGTCACAATGCTATGCAGACGATCCTGACATCCCCGGATGTCCTTGCTGATTACACGGATCGTTTCTTCACTGAGGTTGTTCCCGTCGACATCGACGAAGCTCCCGTGGCCCAACAAGCCCCTCAGGCTTATCAACCTCAGTACGACATGCCTGCTCCTCCCGCCAACGTTGGTGGTCAGCAGCAAGGCGCAGCTCCCCAACAGCAGTGGGAGCAGTTCAGTGATGTCATGAACCGCAGCCCTGAGAACGCTTGGCGTTACCTCAGCGGTATGCAACCCGAAGCTCTGCGTAGCAAGCTTCTGTTTATGGACGCCGCTTGATATTTAAGAAACGCTAGGTCGACCACCCCTCCCAAAAGGAGGGGTTTTTTCTTGCTAACCTTTTAAAAGAATCACAAAGACACCATGCGTGCTTTAGGCGACATCCGTCGTAAACCTCCTGTAGAAGCTCCTAAGCCCACGACTGCTCCTGAACTACCTGCCCAGGAACCTTCTCAGGAACCTCAACAGTCCTCGTCATTTGATGAATCTGTGGTCATTGAGTGATTTTTAGAACCTACTCTTTTTTTGATCTCTTCCTCAACGACTTTTTCTAAGTTGTTCAGGATTCTTATCCCGGCATAGCCGACTACGAAGGAGGCCGCTAAGGCCTCTTTTTGTGTGAGGTTGAATCGCTCAGCTATAGCAGGACTTACATAAGTAGCAAGTAAATAGCCCGCTAGTACTGTCTTGACTAAATAAGGGATAAATTTTTTGATCCTTTGCGGATGTACAAGTACATCCGTAACAGATCCCGAGAACGAAGCTGCGGCCATCTCTGGATCTGCCAGAAAATAAGACACAGTCTCTTCAGCAGGCAACTGCATCTACTTTCTAATTCTCTATAAATTTTAGAGCAAGTAAACTGTATTTAAAAAGGGCCGAAGGATGACTTACAACGCTCAGACCAACTGGAAATACGATAGGAATCTATATCACAAGATCCAATCCGGACCACAGAGAACCGCAGATAACCAAGATGTAGTGGATACCTACGTGGTCGTATCGAGTGGCTACGTAACCCCCAGTGGCATTAAACAATCTTGGTATGGGGTGAATCTTGAGGGGGCTGATTTTGGGAATATACCTTTAGCTCCACCGAATATCAGCGGTTATCTGACAACCGATTGGAAAGCAGTTCCGCCCGCTGTTTCAGGTTATTGGTCGGACTATACAAATGCATATCCTCATGCTTCAGGTCTAATTACGATCTACGACGGTTATCGACAACAGGGTCTTTTTAGTGTTGCTGGTAGAACTGTTCAGACGGCATTAGGTCCGCAACCGGGTCTGCGTAATTTTGGAGCTTATACCTGGTTCGGAGCTAGCGTCCCTGACAACCAAAATTACTCTCCCTTCCAAACACCTTCAGATAACACATCTAGTACCGGAGGTATCACAGGCGGCCCAGGCTCTTACGAAAGAGTTAAAACGCCAATGCTCACAAACCCTACAAACGACACTTCGGGCTCTAGAGCAGCGTGGCAATACAACTACCCTGTTTACTGTAAGACGTTCGTAGAAGCAGTAAGAAGTGACGTCCCAGGCTCCATGAGCACAGTTACAAGAAGCTCATATCGGGGTAAGTCCACGAGGTACGTCCCTAACTATGGTTCTGTATACGGCGTACTGGGTGAGGGTGTTAGGAATCTGGTGCGCACCTTTAGTCCTGGAGTTAATAGTTCAAACCAAAAAAGTGTATAAACGCTAAGTTTGCAACTGACTGCGGGCAGTATGTGTGCTTAGGTCAGTTAATATTTATCTTGTAGTTTCTTCTGAGTCATATCGATGTTCATCGATAATGATTTTCCGAAGATTCTTGGTGCTGAGCTGTACCGTCCGCACCCCGCATACATCGTTGAGATGGCTGCGGAGCCTGTGGTTGTTCACGATTTCTCGAAGCAACCCGGCCAGACTGTACAACTGGATCGTTACCGCTTCTTCGGTAACCCCGGCTCCAAAGAATCTCGCGAGCGCACTGCTGAGCAGACCATCGGTACTGCAAACAGCCGCAATATTGTGAAGGACAAGGTCCTGGTGACTCTTAAGGAGTACACCGGTCCTGCCGATCCTTCTGACCCCACCCAGCCGAGCACCTTCAAGATTGCTCGTGAGACCCTGATCACTGCTCAGCGTCTCCTGCTGGATACCGGCAATCTCACCACCTTCCACCAGTCCATCGGCAGCCTGACTCTGCTGGATGACTATCGTCGGTGGCGCGATCGGGTGTTCATCAACGAACTCCTGAAAGCTGTCTCCAAGGGCCAAGCCTCCGATACCCAGGGCGGTTACTACTTCCCCGGCGATCTGGCTACCGGTGCTCTGACTTACACCAACGCCGAGCAAGCTAAGTTCGACGTCAAGGACGACCTCCTCCGCGTGGTCAAGTCCCTGCGTAAGCGGAACACCCCCACCTTCCAGGATGGTTTCTATCGCTGCGTTTGCGATCCCACCTTCCTGATGCACCTGCGTCAGAACAGCGACTTCCGCGAAGTTGCTCGTTATCCTGGCAACGGTCAAATCAATCCCCTCATGTCCGGCATGCAGCCCAACGCTGCGCTGTACATGGGTCAGGGCTTCGGTCAAGCCACCTTCGTGGCTGGCGAGCCCATCATGCCCACCGGCTTCGTGTTTGAAGGCGTGCGATTCTTCGAATCGACCAACATGCCTACCCAAACCCAGAACGCGACCATCGCTTCTACCGCCGCTGATTACAACGCAGCTGTCGGTATCTTCTTTGGTCCTCAGGCCGTTGGTGTTGGCATCGGTGGCAACAATGCCCAGGTGCTCCTCAACAACAACGACGACTTCAGCCGCTTCATCATGATGATTTGGAGCCTGTACGCAGGTTTCGAACTTCTGAACGCTGACTTCGTCACCGTTGGTTACTCTTTCGACGCTTGAGGAGGTAACTAACAATGACCATCAACCCTAACCAGATCTCGGTTGCCAAGATTTATCCTGGTAACTACACCAACGTTCTTCGTTACTGGCACGAAGAAAAGACCATGCAGTTCGAGAACGCCAATGGCGTTCAGACGAGCTACACCAACCAACCCGTTGGTGGCCCTGTTGGCGTGGTGTTCCGTCCCGGTTGGATTGCTCAGCAAGCCATCGGTTACGTTGACCTGAGCTACCAAGCTCTCGGTACCAATAATCAGCTGGATTACTACACCCAGCCTTATGGTTCCGGTCAAAACGCTGCTAATCAGCCTTTCCTGAACGCCAGCGTTATCATTCCTTCCCCCGATTTCCACAAGGATATCCGGGCCGACATCACCAACGGCATCACCGTGCCTTCTGGTGCTTTCGTGTACCGTACTTCCCTCCGCGTGGACGGCGGCGATGTGGTGAGCTCCGGTGTTGCCGGTGGTTCCGCCAGCCCTCAGCTGACCTTAATCCCCGCTGTGGGTCAGGGTCTGCGCAACAACACCACCGTGGTGTCGGGCCAGTTTGGTACCTCCATCACTGGTTCCACCAGCCGTATCGCCAACGGCAGCGTGGCTTCCACCAACATCATCAATTCGAGCAGCCTGTCTGCTCTGACTGCTGATACTCAGTGGAAACTGTTCACCACCGCCAACCTGGGTGGTGCTGCTGCTTCTGGTCTGGCTCAAGGTTCGGGTATCTACGATCCCCGCGCTGGTGCTGGCAAGCTGTCTGGCAAGAACAAAGCTCTTGCTATCTGCGAAGTGTGCTGGATCGTTCCCGACGCACCTCCGGAGCGCCAAGATCTCGCCCTGCAGCCTGGCGGTGTTATCGAATCTTCGATCTACACCTCCACCTCTCCTTCCTGATAGAGTTTCCTCGCGAAACCACGGAGCCCCTCCTTCGGGAGGGGTTTTTTTTGTCTTGGTATGAACTTTTTAACTATTTTTTCGGCTTATTTAAAACATTTTGAGTCTAGAGTTTCTGATGTGTACCATATTGACTGTTTGATATGGACGATCGGGAATTTTCCGACCTAAAACTAGATCGTAAAGAGTGCAAAAGATGCGGTGCCCTGTGGTTAAACGGCACTCATCATTGGCGAACCGGTTGTAAAGGTAACGAATTAGACCTTGCGGGTCTTGTTTGCAACAAGGTCAACGACCCTGAGTGCATCAACCCCAAAAAAGGCCAGGTTGGAGGGGATACCTGGGAAAAAAGAGCTGAGTTTTTAGGTCAGGTAACTAAGGATATGGATAATTATTTCGAGCGTTAGAACGCAGAGCCCATCTGAGACCCCATGTACTGAAGATATTTCATTTTTTCTGCTTCAGTTTTGTACTGGGGAGGTATTCCAGATTGTCCGCACTGCTCAACAGCGCGAGCAAAATCGGTTCCGTAGAAGTTGTTGTATTTATCGGGACCAAGCTTTGTTGCAAGTGCCCGTAAATGTTTATCTGGGTTTGCAGCGGTCGCGCAAGCTTGCATCTCCCTCAGTTTTTGGGGTCCTTTAGGGCCTCCTTGTAGATCATTAATAAAATCCACAGCCTGCGGGATGAAATCCACACCTCCAGTGGCAGCCGATACAGCTAGACCACCCCCTCCAACAAGCCCGGCATTAACAACACGCTGTACAGGACTAGCCTGTGGGTTAGCTAGTTCGCTGGTAATAGCTATAACGTCTCCAACGATAGGAAGAGCCCTAAGAAACCCTAATCTCGCACCAGCAAAACGGGGTTGAGGCATCTTTCTAAAACCAATGAGTTTATTTTACCTAAGTTTGCACTAAAGTACTGCCTACATACTGCCTCAGATGATGGCTGCACATCTTTACAAGCCCAGTGGAATCAAGGTTGACGTAATCTCTACCCACGATGAAGGTGAGTACCTGATGGTGCGGTCTAGCACCTCCGGCAAGGTGTTTTTCGCCCATAAAGACCAGGTTGAGGACTTTCACGAAGATAAAGAACCCCAGCCGAGTGCAAATTCGTTGAGTACACGCCGTGGCCGCAAACGAATCCAGGGGTCGGAAGACGCTCCAAAAGTCGTTAAACCCCTTCCTCCCGTTGATGATCGAATTAACTTAAATAACCTGACTCCCGAGGGTCTTACTCAGTGCCTTCCTGGCGTTGGTCTGAAAACAGCTAAGGAAATTGTTGAACTTAGGCAGTCTTTGCCTGGTGAACGTTTCAGCAAGCTCGAACAACTTGAATCAATTAAACGAGTTGACTGGCAAGAAGTGTTTGCTACGGGTTCGGTGTACGTAGAATAAAGAAAATAGGTGTCTTTAGGTCGTGGCGCAGTTAACAACGAACGAACTTGAACAGATTCAAAGTTATCTAGCGCAACAAGGCGTTGTATTTAACGCCACGACCACTGATGCGACGAAACGGGAAATTATTTATTCAGCTGTTAACCAGCTGACCCGAAATCCAGCCCAGGTTTTCGGTTACGCCTTAGATGATTTTAATTTCAGCCGTGTGGCGTACCATTTGGCGTATAACATCGCCACGGTACCGGCAGGAGAT